CGTTACTGTCATCTACCATTTCGATGGAAAAAAGGCAGTTTTCAACGTTAGAATACCAACTCTGTACCGAAAAGCCTGAACCTGTTTTCCGGTGAATCCAGTTCTTGAAAAAGATATTTTTAATATCACAGTTTTCTATATTTATTGCAGCAGTATACTCCACTATCACATTTGAGATAGTCTTTAGTTCATCTGCATAAACATGCCCCTTGAACGAAACATAGGATGTTACCGGCTCTTTATAAGCATCTTCCTGACTGGCATCAATGTCAGCTCCGATTTTGATATAAATATCACTACCCATCAGAGCCACAAGTTCTGTCAGTGTCGTAACAACATAGGGGTCTTGTTCCGTGCCTGTTCCTGTATACGCCATGTAATCAGCCTCCTTCTGCAACGGGGATGACATTCACGTTACAAGTCATTTTTTTATATTTCAATCCGTTATTACTTTTCAAACATACGTGCAGTCTGTAAATTCCGGTAAGTTCCTTTGTGTCTTCGCTGGTCAGTTGTACTGAAAATCCTTTTTCTGATGCTGTTCCCGTTTTGGTCAGAACTGCCTGCTCCGGAAATTCAGGACTTTCCAGAATCAGAGATAATTCGCTGAAAGCAGAAGCGTTTTCAATACCGATATAGAATTCCGGCAGAGTATCGCCTTGCAGCCATTCCATGTCAGGAATACTGTCATAAAATTTTATGGTTTTCATCGTTTCACCCCTTAATTAAGTTCTGTCACCATAATGCCATTGCGGAAATCAATTGAACCGTAAGTTGTGACATCGCATCTTGAAACATACTGGATTGTTTCTGTTGTTTTCTGCAAATCACCATTTTGGTCTATCCAGACATCAGTAACGACTTCTGCTGAAGAATAATCTGATTCCACTCTGTCATAGCTGAATCCGCCTGTACAGCCCTCATATCCGCTGATGCCAAAATGACTGCAATTATCAAGACTGACAGCATCGGCACGGATTCTGACACCTCTATGAACAGTTCCGGAAGTATCTGTAATCGTTCCCCGTGCATCAATTGTCATATAAGTGCTGTTTCCGTTTCCGCCCCGAACCTGACCGCTGTCAACTGTGACCCAGTAGCCGGAATTATCACGGCTGGTAATCTTTCCGGCAATATCTGCGCCGTTTTCATTGAATGTGCAGATAACACCGTTTGCAGAATTCCGGACTTCGATAGAACCGTTCTGACCGTCACCGCCGCCGACAACCAGTGTTCCGCCTCTGATTCTGTCAGCATACATTGTGCCTGCTGTGATATAGTCCGCAACAATTGCACCGTCCATTGTCATAGCAAGACCGTATTCCCCGTCATAAGCCTGTCCGGGTGTATCACTGTGGCTGTAGCCCAGACCGTTAATATTCCAACGCCAGACTTTTGTTGCTGTATCCTTGCTGTCAGTGTTCATGATAAGGATTTCTTCCGGCTCAACAACAACATAGCCATGTGTAGCAGAGGTAATCAAAGCAGAAGCATTATCCTTTGCCTGCTGAAGAATTTCTGATTTCTGCTTCGGAATTTCGTATTCTACGTAGTTTCTTGTCTGGGAAGCGATATTCGTAATTCTTTCCAGCTTGTCCCCGATTTCGATAACAGGCTGATACGGCTTGAAAATATCTGTTGTGATTTTGATGATTTTCAGATATTCATCCAGATTCAGGAGAGAATTCACAAATCTGTATGTGTTTCCTACCTCAAAGCTGTCCGCATCTTTTTCCAGCAGAGACAAATCCAGAACTGTCGCTTTGTATGACTTTCGTATTTTTGTGACCTGCTGCAAATACTCTCTCCCTCTGGAAAGAAGATTTTCCGGAAGCGTGACATCATCCCAGACATAAGAACCGCATTTGACACCGTATTTCTGAACAGCATCTTCATCATCAAGGTACGGACATCCATAGTTCACACTGGAAATCGTCAGCCGTTCTCCGGTTTCGGCATCGAGCTGACTGCCGAACGGATACAGTCTTGTAATCACGCCAGTCGCATCTGTTCCGGAAGAAATACTTTTCATATTCCATGCAAGTTCCACTTTTGTATCGCAGATTTCACCGTAGCTTTCTTCCTGCCAGTAATCCAGCACAAGCTGATTCTGCTCATTTCTCCGGACACGCATTACACCGCCGAGGCGGGAAATCAGATTCTCCTTGATTTCGTCCATTGTGGAACGCTGGGCAGTTGTTTTGCTGCTTGTTCCATGAACATCGACTGCTCCCAGAAAAATGCAGCGTTCCGGACTATGCCAGCTCATAATGTAATTGTGATAATCCAGCAGAGATGCCAGAAATGCAGTGACTTCGGTTTCTGCATAATGATGATAAAGCTGTACTGTATCGCAAAGATAGCCCATTGCACCTTCGCAGATGATTTTTTTGGAAACAGTTCCGGAGCTGTTCATGCCGCAGTCGGAAATTTGCAGGATTCTTCCGTCAAATACTGTCTTGTTTCTCTTGGTGTCAATAATCTTGATGAGAGTTGTCAGTTCATGAAGCCTGTCAAAAGCAGGATTTGCCGGTGTAACGACAATTTCAGCAGACGGTACGGCTGACAGGTCATCCGTAAACTTACAGGCGGAAACCCGCCTTTCGCTATTGCAGTCAGTTTCATGCAGAATTTCTGTTTCTCCGTTATTTTCGATTTCAATGCGGTGTATCATCAGTAAATTTCCTCCTTCCGTCCGAGCTTGAAATTCAGAAATTCTGTCCAGCCCTCCGGAGAGTTTTCATATTTTCCTGCACCTGCCAGAGCAGCGAATTTCTGAATCAGAGCAGCATCTGTCGCAGTGATAGTGCCGTCCATATCGGCATCAGCAAGATATTCCTGTTCTTCAGTCAGACCGGATTCTTCTCCTGCACCGATGTGGGCTGCTGCTGCCAGAACCAGTGCAGCATCATTAGCACTGACAGCACCACTTCCGTCAATATCCGGAAAGCGGCATTCCGAAACAGAATATGCTTTTCTTGTGACAGGCTGCATCGCAGGGGCTGCCCTGAATACTGCTCTGATGCTGTACACACCGTGATGACTCTGCCGGATTTCCAGAACCGGTTCTCTGACCTCAAAATAATAATCGGGCAAAGCCGTGTCATAAAGATTTTTTCTGCCTGTCCAGTGCAGCCATTTTTTGATATACAGAATCTGATTCTGTGCTTTCTGCGGTGACAGGCAGAGAAATTCAAACCGGTAAGTCAGCACACGTTCTCCATAGCTGGATTTTCCTGTAATTTCATCAAAATCATGTGTAATATTGCTGTACGGTACTCTGTCTGTATGGTCATCTTTCGGCGGTTCTCCGATGTCCCTGTCCAGAAGGGAGAGTCCATAGCAGTAATAAGAATGCTTATTTTCAATCAAAATTCCAGAAATCATCTGTTTATCCCCCTTCTCGACAGTGCAATTGTCACGCCCTGTTCTCTGTCTACAAGCTCTGCCATGCCTTCTGCCAGCACTTCGCCGTCCAGCATGAACACGGCATTGATAACAATTTTTTCCTGTTCCGCTGATTCCAGTGCTTCGGAAGAAACCATTCTTTCCGGTTCACGGAATGTGTCACGGAAAGCTTTCTGCGTTTCCGGCGGTGCAATCGCAGAGTAGCCTTGTATCTGTACGGCAGTGTTCAGTTTCATCTGCAAATCATCAAAATTGATGCTGCTTATCAGATTATCAAGAGCCTGATTGATTTCTTCTGTCGTTCCGGAAACAGAACTGTCTACTCCGACAGAAATGCCCGGCAGAAGCATCTTTCCAATTTCATCACGGAACAGCCTTGACGGCGAATGAATCCCGAAAAAGCTTTTGAATCCGTCTGTAATGGCATCACCGACACTTTGGATTGTATCCCACACCACAGAAAGTCCTGCAATCAGTCCGTCTGCAAGTCCTTTCAGAATATTGATGCCGAGGTCGCTCCAGTCTGTTGACATAATCATATCCCAGATAGTGCTGATAATCTTCGGAACTGCCGAAACCAAGTCCGGAATCGTCCGGATAATACCGCCAATCAGAGAAAGCAGCAGTTCAATGCCTGCCCTGATAATCCTGTCATAATTCTGCGAGAGGAACTGCACCAGCGTTCCGATTATCTGAAGTGCTGCGCTTTGCAGTTTCGGCAGAGCTTCCAGAATCCCAGAAATGACGGAAACCACAATTCTGACTGCCGATTCCAGAAGCTTCGGAAGACTGGAAATCAGACCGTCAGCGACAGCAAGAATGATTTTCAGTGCTGCATCAAGAACTATATCCAGATTGTCAAGAATGATATTGACAAGCATCAAAATCAGATTTACTGCCGCATCTGCCAGCAGAGCCGCATTCTGAATCAGCATATCCGCAAGCATGAACACAATTTCAACTGCCGCTGTAATCAGAACCGGAAGATTTTCCAGAATCATTTCCGCCAGTGTAAAAATCAGGTTCGCTGCTGCATCTATAAGCAGAACTGCATTTTCAATCAAAGAAGAAACAAGTACATTCACGATTCTGACAGCCGCCTGCACCAGAACGGGGAGATTTTCAATCATCCCTGAAATCAGCATCAGAACAATTTCAAGAGCTGATGTCAGAAGCGTAGGAAGATTTTCAGCAATCGAGTCTATCAGAACAGTGATGATTTCCGCAGCAGTTCCGGCAAGCATACCGGCATTTTGAGAAATCATCTGAATCAGTGAAGAAATCAGACTGACGGCTGTATCTGCAAGCAAAGCAGTGTTCTGTATCAGAGATTCTGCGAGCATAAAAATCATCTGTCCAGCAGAAACGGCTATTTCCGGAAGATTGGAAAGCAGTGCGGAAACCAGTGTTTCCAGAATCTGAATGCCGGTTTCTGCGGCCATAGGAATCAGCTTCATCAGAATTTTTGTCAACGTCTGCTGAAGCTTTCCTGAAAAATTCAAGAATTCCGGAAGTGCCGAAAGCAAGCCGTTCACAAGGGATTCTATCAGATTCATTCCGATAGGTATCATCAAAGAACCAAGTCTGTCAATTGCCGGAAGAATTGTCTGAAACGCTTTTGAAATTTCAGAAAACATATCAGGCAGAGAATCAAAAACACTCTGAAAGAGTGCTTCTGCTGCCTGTGCAAACAGAGGAGCAGCAGTCATCAGTCTGCCGACAAAGGTTGACAGCAGTCCGGAGAATGTATCAGCAAGATTCAGAGAAAGCAGAGCATCTGTCAGTCCCTGAAAGAAATTCATGCCTGCCGAAACCAAATCCGGAATTGAAACAATTATCTGCCGGATAACCTGAGCGATGACATCAGCCAGAGCTGTCAGGAGTTTCGGAGCAAGTTCCGAAGCAGCATTCGCCGCCTGAAAGAACATTTCGGAACATGCAGAAAACATTGCAGGTGTATTTTCTACAATCGCCAGAACAAGCTCTCCCAGAACAGCACCCAGAGCATTTACAATCACCGGAAGTATGGAAGAAAGCTGCTTTGTGAACCATGAAGCAAGCGCAGAAACGGAACTTTGCAGTTTTTCTCCTGCATCTTCCGCACCGGATGCAACAGCAAACAGTGCATCGACAAGATTGTTCAGTTCAGGAGCAACATCACTGGTAACAGACTGCACCAGCTTCCGGAGCGGTTCGTTAATGCCTTCATAGATACTGTTCTTGACAGCATCAAGTGCAGATTCCAGATAGGTCAAATCGCCGGTCAGATTGTCATTAAGTGTCTTTGCCATTTCATCAGCCGCACCCTCACACTGAGAAATGCCGGCTTCGAGCTGACGGACACTTTCTGTTCCGGCGTTGAGAACCAGATTCATGCCCTTGATGGAATCCGCTGTGAATACGGCTGACAGAGCGGCGGAGCGTTCCGTTTCGCCCATGCCGTCAACAGCCTTTTCGACATCTGCCATGATGTCAATCATATCACGGTAATTTCCGTTTGCATCAGAAACAGCAACAGATGTACCGTTGATGGAAATCGCACCGTCTTTCATTTTATTATTAATATCACGCACAACGGCGGTCAGAACCGTGCCGGATTCCGCACCTTTCAAGCCCTGATTTGCCATTGTGCCGAGCAGAGCCGTGACAGTATCCATCTGCTGACCGGCAGCATTCATATTTGCAGCACAGTTCTTGAAAGCTTCTCCGAGCTGTGCCACGTTTGTGTTGGAATTTGCCTGCGCATAGGCAAGCTTGTCGCTGAATTCAGCAGCAGTCAGAGCTTCGCCGGTGTAGTCGCTGACAGATTTGGAAAAAGCAGACATATAGTCTGTCACCATATCCGAAGCGGCAGCAAGTTCCATATTGGATGCCGCTGCTAAACTCAGAACACCCGGCAGAGCAGAAACGGATTTTTCAGCATCCCAGCCTGCAAGTGCCATAAATCCGAGGGCATCAGCACACTGTGCCATTGTGAACTGTGTGCTTGCGCCGAAGTCCTCCGATGCCTGTTTCAGCAGGGCAATATCATCAGCAGTTGCACCAGCAGCAAGCTGCAAAGCTGAAACATTGCTCATGCTGTTTTCAAATGCCTTGCCGGTTTCCATTGCAGAATCGACAACGCCTGAAAGTGACGAAACCGCTTTTTTTCCTAAATCAGCGAGAATATCGCCGAAGGCAATTGTGCTTGCCTTTACTTTGTCCGGCAGTGCTGCGACAGCATCATCAAATCCCGAAGAATTGCCGTTAATGTCTATTTCGATACTTCCGTCTGCCATTGTGTTCACCTGCCTTTATCCGAAGAAATCACCCGTCTGGAATGCATCCAGCTTTTTATGCGGAATGCGGATTTGTTCCTGAATTTTCCGGATTCGTTTCCGTTCTGCCTTGTCTTTGACTGCTGAGAGATTGACTGCACGGTAGCTCATACGCTGTTTCACCGGCACATCTTCCGGCAGGGCATCAAACAGATTCAGGAACAGATGCCAGTGCATTTCCTTTGTTTTTATCAGGTCTATCTGATAGACGGACAGAAATGCAGAATAAATATATGATGCATCATAGCTCCATGACAGAATTCTGCCTGTCGATTTATTTTGATTTTTCCGTGCTTTCTGCAATGTATTTTCCTCTCTGACAGCAAATGCAATCAGCGCATTCAGAGCTTCTTCCGCATGTTCCGGCGGCGGAAGCTCCTGATACCAGTGAAACATCAGCAGAATTTTATCACGCTGCGGGATTTTTTCATTTTCCTGCAAGTCGAAGAATTTCAGCCAGTCACGGAAATTCGTACAAATCCGGTAAGAACTGCCTGAAACGGTCACACTGTCAGGCAGTTCTTCATAGAACAGATTCATTTTTCAGCTTTGCCCTTTGTCTTCTTTTCGGGCAGATATTTCTTTTCGATTTCGTCAATCTCCTGATTTACCGTGCTTGTCTGCATTCCGACAAATCCGAGAAATCCTGCATAGACAGCGTTATATCTGCGGATACTTTCCGGAATGCCGTCAAAAATCTTTTCAGAAGTGCCTTCACCAAAAATGCGGTCATACAGATTTCGGTGTGCCTTGCAGTAAGCACGGATAAATTTGCTTGTGGCGATGCCGGAAGGTTTTACTTTCGGAATATCAGTCTTCAGACTTTCCAGAGCCGCTTCATAGCGTTCGGAAGATTCTGCTTCCGTGATGTCGAATTCCAGCTCCTGATTATTGATACGCCAGATTGTCAGATTATCCATGAAAATTCTCCTCTCTCATCAGGCAATGTTAATGGTATATGTCGATGTAGAATCTGCTTCTGTGCTGCCGTTGTCGACAATGATATAAATCTTGTCGCCGGATGCCACATCTGCGCAGGTGACAGATTTTCCGTTTGCACGGGTTGTCACACCGTTGTACAGTACGCTGACATTGCAGTTATCCGACTGCGGAGATGCCAGAACATAAATTGTACCCTCTGCGGTAATGCCGTAAGTTTTGGTATCGCTGCTGAATGCCGGAGAAAGCGCAATGCTGCCGCTTGTGCTGGTCACGGAAAGACTTCCGAGCAGGGGCGCATTTTCTTCACCCGGAACAAGAATTGTCTGGAAATCATCAGAAGTAGTGACCGTAACTTCTTCGATTTCACCTCTTGCCTTGAAACTGCCGGAATATGTCATACAGTCTGTTGTGCTGCCGTCAGCATCCGGAACAACAGTATAATCACGGCGTTTGGCTTTTGCTTTCCATGACGTTCCGGAAAGATGCTCGGCGGTTGTCATATCTACCTGAATGATGGAGCGCACAGCATCCTGACCAATTTTTTCATCTTCATGGATTGCAACAATATCATCAATCACTTTGTTGCCGTCATATCTGTCAAGTGCGTATGCGGTGGATGTCGCATAGCCTGTCGTATCTGTGCGTTCTGTTTCTTCGTCCACATACTGACGGCTGTATTCTTTTGCGTTCTTGCTTGTGGACATGTCAGTAAAGCCTTCCATTCTGGTATATGCCGTATCTTCCGGCACTTTGTAGAATGCAAGCTTTCCGGTTCGCATGACAAGTTCTGAATTGCTGAGATTTTTACCCATTGAAATACCTCCTGTCCTGATAATAAATCAGGTTTAACTGAATCTGATACCTTGCAGTATCATCTTCTGCATCATTGATATACCCTCTGGAAAGAATTTCGATTCCGTAAGGAGTTCTGTAATTTCCCAAATCCGGAAAGATTCTGTTCCAGCTCTGCTGTTCGAGCCAGTCGGAAAACTGCTCATAGAATCCGGAATTCTCGATATTTTCGAGAACCTGTCCGCCGTATTTCTCACGGCTTGCAAAGACGAACTGAAACTGTCTTCTGCTGCCGCCGTCCGTATATTTCTTAATTATCGGATTACAGGGAACAGTATCAATCGTATAGCTGATTTCTGCGCCGAGCTGGTCAACGCTGAGAAGCACACCGTCTTTCAGCAGGGGGCAGTTCATCAAATAATTCCGGACTGCCTGAATCAGAGTCATGGCTGCTCCTTTCCGGATGCGATAAATTTCGCATTGCTGAGAATATATTTTCTGTTATCGAGCCATGCACGCTTTGCCCATAATTTTCCTCTGAGTCCTCTGGATTTGCCGTATTCCCACTGATTCTTGGCATACGGCGTTTTCCAGACAAGCCGCCCTTGTTTCGGAACAGAATGTGCTATTCCGGAATCCCTGAGCATACCTGTCCGAAACGGCACATACGGGTCACATTTTTTTAGCAGTTCATTGGCAACATACGTCACGGCTTTCTTTCTGAATTCCGGTGATTTCGCCTGAATGCCGGAAAGATTAGCTTTTACTTTGAATTTTGTCATGCCGCTGTCACCTCGATATGCTGTACATTTTCTGAACCGTACAGGAATTTCTTCACGTTTGTGACGGTGAAATGTTCTCCGGTCGGAAAATCTTCTTCACAAAGACCGCAGACAAGCAAATCATCCCGTTTCGGCAGATAATCCGACAGAGAACCGGCAGGAATGATGCAGAGAACAGAATCTTCCGGCGGTCTGGATTTGCCGCCGGATTTTTCTCCGGTCTGCTCCTGCCAGTAAATTTCCGGAATCACATGCCGGATATATACTTCTGTTCGGGTCTGACTGTCGACAGTTTTTTCGTAGACAGTGCAGAAAGCCTGATTGGTATACATCAGCTGCACCCCCTGTAAAGCAGTCCGGAAGTCCCCAGATATTTCATGCAAATGCTTTGCAGATAATCTTCCAGTCCGGCAGTTTCACCGTTCAGAAGTGCCGACAGAGTGTTAGAAACACTGCCATAGGAAACGCTGTATGCTCCGATAGTTTCCTGCGTTTTGGGCTTGGCAGCATCGCCGCTGCTGTTCGATTTGAGCTGATACAGATAAACTGCTTCTGCAAGAGCACAGCAGCACTTTTTGATTTTCGTTTCATATTCTGCCGGAATGCCGGTGCAGAGCCGGTCAAATGTCACTGTATCCAGATATTCAGAAGCCCGTTCCGCCGCCTGACGGAACACTTCTGAATCTGTTATTGCTGTACCGAAGAAGCTTTCCTGATAAAATGCAAAATCTGCGTAAGCCATTTACACACTCTTTTCTTTTTCCGGCGGTTTTTCCTGCTTGACAGGCTTTTTCTTTTCTTCCGGAAATGTTAGACCGATAGTTTTCATGAAATCACCTCACATCAGGCAGAAGCAACAGAAACATAAATCCCGTTCTGCTTATTGTCGAATACGTCTGTAATGCCGTAGGCACGGTAGAAGAATGCCCATGCATCTGCATTCTGGTTCTGCTCCGGACTGATAACTTTTGTCACATTGTGCTTTGTGAACTGAATCGGGGACTGCTTCTGAACAATCATGAAGTTGAGATTCTTTCCGGCGGAAGCCTTGGTATAATGCCCTGCTTCTTCGCCGGAAGTTTTGCCGTCCAGCAGGTCGATTGCAGAATAGAATCTCGACTGCGGAACTTTTACAATTTTGGCATAGCTGTCGAGCATGGCTTTGGATTTGTAAGTTTCCACGGCAGTAATCAGATTGTACAGTGTCGGGGTAATGAATAAATATCTGCCTTCCGGAGTGACTTCCGCTTCGTCAAGAGTAGTATTGGCAGCAGTGAGGGCGGCAAGAATGCCGTCACCGGTGGAATACGTCTGATTAGTGGCTTTTGTTCCTGCTTTTGCGGCATAGCTTGCAAATCTCCATGCATCCAGCTCCGGAACAACTTTCGTTCTGATAAACTCAGAAGACAGCATTCCGAAGGAAATACCGGCGGTTTCCTCATCGTCCATGGCATCGACAGTAAATTTTCTGCCTCTGTCGTAGTTGAATTCCTTTGTTTCCCATGTCAGGGACTCGCTGCCGTCAACGTAGCCGGAAGTTCTGGAATAGTCCGCCAGACCGTCAAGGCTCATTTTTGGAAACAGAATCTGACGGGCATTGTTTCCCTGACGGATACGTTCGGGAGCGGCTTCAAGGTCAGCGGTCAGGGTACTCTGCTTATAGACTTCGTCCAGCAGAGCGATATATTTGTTGATGAGCGTAATAGTATTCGGCATAGAATTTCCTCCTTATTTCAGCCCCATGATTCTGCGGATGGCATCATCATCGGGAGTTTTGACAGTATTGCCGGACGTACTGCCGACAAATTCGGGTTTTGGCTTGTCGCTGGCGAACGCATCCGGACAGGATTCTTTCAGCTTCTGCACAATATCTGCGCCGCCGATGAGAGAACCGTCCTTATTGAATTTGAGTTCAGCATCTTTCAGCAAGCCTTTCAGATGAGCGGCATAGATGTCGTTTTTCATGCCCTGAGAAGCAACGAACTTGTCGAGCTTATCGGAATAATCCCGTTCTTTCTGAGCCTGTTCCAGTGCCTCGGCTTTCTGTTTCCATTCGTCAGCGGATTTCTGGATGCCGTCAATGTCCATATCCTTGAAACTCTGGATTGCCTGATTAGCTTCATCGAGCTGGACTTTCAGAGCATTGTAATCCGCTTCGGAATAGGTTTTCTCTGCCGGAGTTTCCGGCTGTGCCTGTTTGATTTCAGTTTCTTTGATTTCTTCTGCCATAGCAAAAATCTCCTTTTCTGAAAAATGGGTATAAAAATAAGGCTGTTCAGCCTTTTTTACGATATTTTTTATTTTTTCCGTAATGCTTTCTGCTGAGAAGCCAGCACACATATATCAGAAAATTATTTTCTTTGATAATGGGAATTCTGTAATTTTCCATGCTTTTCTCCTTTCAGGCATGAGAAAACTGCCCTGCTTAGGCGGTTTCAAAGGGTATAAAAATTACACCTCTGTGGGTGTATTGGCTGATAATTCTTTTATAGTTTGCTTTTCTTGTTTGCTAAGTTCAAAGCGTTCAGCTTTCTCACGTTCAGCTTTCTCACGTTCAGCCGTCACATTGTCAGAACAAAGCAGTCCGCACCCGAAAATAGCTTTTTTCAGCTTCCTCTGTGCATCAAGTGCCGAAATTCTCACGCTTTCATTTCGTGGTATCACAAATTCAATACCGTATTTGCTGTAAGGATAAATTGCGGCAGAAGTGACTACTTCAAGCGGATAACTGTATTTTGGAAGCTGTTTGTACTTTTCTTTTCTGTTGGCATCGTCTGCCTTTTTTACAGCTTCATACAATGACGGAGCAGTTTTCATTCTGATTTCATGCGGCTCTAAATTTGTAACGAAAGAAGTACAAATGCAAGCCCCGTTCTCATAGGTAATGTCTGCCCCGACAGGTAAAGCAGTACAAAAATCAGAAGCCCGTGTTAATGTCACAAGCGTAGGAGCGAACAGCAGAAAAGGAATTTTCTTTTCACAGTAAAATCTGATAATCTGCATCAAAATAGAAAATGGCGGATTGTCAACGACAATTTTTCCGGCATAATCAAAATTCTGATAATCTCCGCCAGGATAGAACGGTCGGCAGAAGTCCGCACGGTTCAGCCCGTACTCATTCGCTGTCCAGTCTGCAACAGCTTCATAGACAATTGGCGGAGTATAGCAGTCATCTGTTGTTTTCTTCGGCTTGAATTTTTCGACAAATTCGTCATAATCTTCAAATTTTTCTTTATTCTGGCTGGTAGGTTGCATTTATTCACCTCTATTATATAAATTCAACTGTTTCTCCAATAAAATTTTCATTGCTAATAATTCCAATACAATTTTTTGCATCATAAATTTCAAGAGGGGTATACTCTTCCCCTTTTATCAAAAATTTATTATATTTTTTCTTCGGTATAGAATCTAAAATTAGTATTGTGTATGCTTTATCATTTTTCCTATTTATTTTTATTTCATCAATTACTTTACTCATTTTTTTCACCTTCTAAATATTCTTGCAGTTGTTTCTGATATTCTATTAAATGTTGCTTTGTTAGTTCCAATTCAGAACGAGGGATTCTTAATTTTCTTGCATTGTTCAGCATGTATTGCTTTGCATCAATTTCATTAAGAATTGTTCGCAAAGGCTCACCTTTATCATCGTTCATTCCTTGCATATTTTGCTTAAAATGATAAGTTTCTTCTATAACTTCACTAATACAAACTTCTTCCCTGAAAAATAGCACATCATGTAATGTAGAAGCATCAGCTCCCATTTTATCAAGATGAGATTCTATTTCTTCTCCACCTCTCATAATAATAGCACCATTTTTCAAAGCTTCAATCGTCAGCTTACGGAACAAATCATCAGAAATTGGTTTAATCCCCTCTCGCTTTCTTGTTTTTGCTCTATTCATTGGTACTACCTTTATTGTACCACTTCCGGCTTGATTTGTCAAGGGATTCTGCGGAGTTCCGGAAGACTTAGGAGCAGTAGAATTTTTGATTTGCTGATATTTTCTGTTCGCCCAGACAGCTTTCTGTGCTTCACTTTGTCCGAATCCACTGACCTGTGTCCTGAACTTGTCGTTCCATTGTCCAGTTTGATTGCAGAAGTCCCGGAGCTGCTTTTCAGCATCTTTCAGCTTGACAGCGTTCCGGTTATAGTAATTCTGTGCTGCTGCCCTTGTCGCATTGTCAGGAGCGTTTCTGATGCTCTCCTGTGCGGTAATTAGACGGCGTTTCAGCTTCCGGATTTTCCGTTCTGCTGCTCTCTGCATCTGCGAAATTTCATATTCAGAATACATCTGCCCGTTATACGGAATGTTTTTCGCATTGAGTGCGGCTATCTGCTGTTTTGTGTAATTCGGCTGAGAAAAGCCTTCATAGTACGGATACCAGTTATGCCGGCAGTTCCAGCCTTTAAAGCCTCTGCCCGTTCCGTAGCCGATTTGGTCGAGCGAATAGACATGCAGACCGTCAATTATTCTGCCTGCGTTTTTTCCGGTTCTGCTGACAAGCTGCCCCTGCCATTCTGCATGGTCAGGCCTTGCACCGGAATGTGCTGACAGTTCCATGAGATAACAGCCTGCTTCATCGGCATGTTTCAGAGAAACGGCAGCAGTTGCCTGACCGACACCGGTCAGAACGGCACGGCGGACAGCGACATCAAGCTTATCCCTGTGTCCTGACGGATAGACAACTTCTGCGCCGGCATCGGCAAATCCTCTGACCGCTGTCATAATTGCTTCCTGATAGCTGAACGCACCGGAACTGACCTGCATATATGCCCTGTCACAAGCAGAAATGAACTGCTGTTCTGTCTGCGCTGCTGTTGTGCCGACAAGGTTCTGCATCGTGCCGAGTGTCCGGCGATAACCTTCTTCGAGCAGATTTCTCATGCCTTCATCCTGACGAATATCAATCGGCAGAACACCGGCTTCCCTGTAAATTTCGTTGTCGATTCTGACTGTTTCGACTCCGGCATCTTCAAACAGGGCTTTGACCTGCTGAACAGAAGCATCCGTTCTCTGGGCAATCATCTGAGCGACATCCTCACGGAGCAGACCGGCAGACTGCAAAATTTCCGCCTGATACTTTGTCGATTCCGAAACATAGCCCATTTTCAGCATACGCTTTGTCATGGAAGCAAGAATATCGTCTTCCAGCTGCTGATAGAGAGCCAGAATCTGACTCACATCAGGTTCATAGTCTCTTCTCATCATGCACCGCCGCTGAACAAGCCGTTATCGTCAGATTTTTGCGGAAGATATTCTGAAACTGCTTTCTGCTCCGTGATATTGAAATACCATGCAAGGAGCTTTTCCGGTTTCAGGTTTCCGCCTGCGACAAGCTGAAACTGTCTCTGAAATTCTTTATCTGTATCTTCGAGAACCGAATCTCCCCATGTGCAGGAAAGTTCCGAATTCTGTGCAGAATCGAGTTCATACAGAGAAGCATAAACGCTCATGGCATAGACAAGATTTTCAAAAGTTTCCTGCAATGCTGACTGCATCTTGCTGACCTGAACATAGCTTCTTTGTTTGGAACTTCTGATTTCTTCGGCAGTTTTTTCAATGTCAGTCGGATTGGACAGAGTGCCGTAAGCCAGACCGACATTGAATTCAATTCTTTGCAGAATATGATTCAGACCGTTAAACAGGGATTCATCACGGATAGCCGGAGAAAAGACCTGCATCGCCTCTGAAATTCTGGAATCTCCGAGATTATATTTCCGGAACAGCCGTTTATTGCCGACAGGCAAATCGGGACGGTTTCCGGTTTCGTCACGGCGGAACAGGTCTTGTCTTGCATCAACTGCGAGTTCCGTGCCTTTGAATTCCCACAGGATTCTTGCCCATTGCTGATTCGCTTCCTGAATTAAATTTTCAGCGTGAGCGAAACAGGAAAGCCCGACAGGAGAATCAAGGTCGATAGTATTTGCTGCCGGATTCTGATAAACAGCAAACAGAGGTCTTTCAATATTCCTGATAGTCTGGATTTCCTGTAAATCCGCCCACTCCGGAACACTTTGCAGACTGCATTCTGTGCCGAGAAAATCCGGAGAAAGTGAAAAATACGCTTTATTTTCTACAGTATAAAGATGATTTTCTGAATCAAAACTGTGCGTTTCAAGACGGGTATAATAAGTTCTGCCGATTACTTTTCTTGACAGGAACACGGCGGCTGTTGCCTGACCGGAGCTGTCGAAGGCAGTCGGTGCGAACCTGTCCGCCCGAATCATATCGACAAGAATTTTCTTTCCGGAAACATAGGGCTTGAATGCCATCGAGCCGAGGGCAAAAGCCAAATCTGCTTTGATTAAGAACTGTTTCAGAAATTTCTGAAACTGCTGATTCAGATAAGGCGAACTGACAGAAATTTCTGATTCTGCCATGATGAGCCGTGAAAATTCAGAAGAAATTGCAAAAGGCAAATCGAGAGAATGAGAATCATTCACGGAGCTTTCCTGATGCTGGTACATAGAAAGCCAGATTTCAAGAGCCGTCTGCATTTCCGGAGAAACAGGCTTTTCAGCGGTTTTTGACTTGCTGAACAGTCTGGCGATAAAATCAAAAATTTTCAGAAGAATCACCTTCTTTCGGGGAAAAATAAATCGGGGAGCTGCCATCTCATGACGGTATGCACGAAATAGCGGATATCGTCCATAGCATGGTCATTTTCCTTGATAACTTTGTCTTCTCCGGCTTTTTCGTCCCAGCAGTACAGACCGAATTCACGGACAGTATCTTTGCATTCCGGTGAAAAGTGGAGTTTTCCGGCTTTCAGGAGTGTTCCGACATTCCGGATACCGTCAAGAACGCTGTTGTTTGCCTTGCGTACGCTGAATACATCGTGCCGTCTGATAGTTTCAATAAAGCTTGCGGCAGACGGGTCAACAATCACAAATTCAATCCTGTCTTTGAAATTTCCGGCAAGTCTGACAAGTTCTCTGTAATGTTCCTCATCAGTTCGGGAAAAGCCCTGTTTTCGGGCATCATAGTAGCTTTCACGGATTCGGTAGGCATTGCCGTCATCGGTCAGATACCACAAGCCCATAGAAGTGGGGTTCAGAGTGCCGTAATCGACTGAGATATAGTATTCTCCGGACGGCAGTTTTTCCGGAATTTCCTGAACATGGACAGATTTCTGAAACATGGGATAAATCAACCCGTCAGCAATCACCCACCGTCCCCTGATATATCTGTCATAAAAAACACCGGAATAGAGCTGTTCTGTTTTCCGGATTTTATCCGGAGTCATGACAGGATTATCCTGCATTTCAAAATGCACATGCAGGGCGTTTTTTTCTTTCTGTTTCAGAATCCATTTTTTGTAAAACCAGTGCATCGGAGAATCCGGATTGCAGTTAAACCAGAGTTTCGCACCAGAAACGGAAAGCGTTCTTGCAATCGCCTGATTGACGAAGCTTTCCGGCATGAGAGCGACTTCATCAAAAAGAACGCCGGCAAGAGTCATGCCCTGTACAAGCTTGTAAGAACTTTCATCTTTACCACCGAAAAGATAGAAAGCATTTTCGTGACCGTTTCCGGAGACGGTCAGAACATGTTTCGAGCCGAGATATTTCAGCTTAAAATAGTATGTAATATCTGCCATTTGCTGAATGAGCATGAGAATATTTCTTTCGACCGCCTGCACAGTATTTCCGCAAAATGCAAAATTCGCATGATTGAAATTTCTCATAGCCCAAAGCAGAAAACTGCATGACATAGCCGCAGTTTTGCCGGAACGAACAGAGCCGTCACAGATAATCGTATCAAATTTTTCAGAATAACACCAGCGAAAAACAAGTTTCTGCTTTTCGGAAAGCTTTTGAAATATCAAGGCTTTTCGCCTTCTTCCAGAGCTTTCCAGAGGGCAGGAAGTTCCTGTTCGCCGGAAGGCTTGCACTGTTCGGAGAATAAGCCGAGATGTTTTCCGAGCAGTTCCAGAGCCTTGATTTTTTCTTTTCCGGAAATATCTGTTTCAGCAAACGCAACTTTCTGTAGTTCTTTCAGGACAGTATCAGCGGAAATACCTGTTCTTTTGGATTGTTCTTTCTGGAGTTCAGAAATATAATTCAGAACGTGACTTTTCGTGACCAATCTTCTGCCGACATCTGAATTTTTGTATCCTGCTCTGACAGCCGCCTGCGTGGCATTGAGGTCAATGAGGTATTCTTCGCAGAAACGTTTTTGTTTTTCGGTCAGTTTCATGACCTCACCGCCTTTCTGATAATACAAAAGCACCGGAATTTCTTCCGATGCTTCTGTGGTGAAAATAATACTTATCTGCATTATCTGCACTGCCGCTATCTTAATCATAGCATATTTCTGCATGTTTATCAAGGGTTAAGAGGGGTTAATTTTAATGCTGTCGATAGATTTTTTACGGACATATCCTCTGATATGTTCCAGAGAATATTTCGTTTCCTGTGCAATCTGCGCTTCTGTCTTGTAGCCGAGAAACCGCATTCTCAGATAGGTCTGATACAATGGACGGTGTACCTGCGTGATAGCTTCACGGATTTGCGATTCTATCACAGAAAGTTCCTGTTCAGCGTTCCGGATTTCGTCATTGATTTCCTGCACTGACAGAAGTTTTGCTTCCGTGGCATTTCCGGAAGCCTGCCCGGAAAGCCTGTCATAAGCGATTCCGGCATATTCCGCACGGGAAACACGTTCCTGACGTTCGGCATACAGTCCGATGAGTTTTGTTCTTAAGTTCCGCCCTCTGGATAACCAGACGAGCTTCTGTTCACGGTCGTTCAAGTTTACCACTCCTTTTTCTGAATGACAAGTTCATAGCCGAGCACTTCCAGCACCTTGCAGATGCTTTCAAGGCTGGCTGAATGTTCGAGATGCATGTTTCTGACAGCAGTCGACTTGACTTTGCTCAGGTCGGCAAGCTCACGCAGGGAGCGGATTTTCTGCTGATTCGTCCACTCATCGACAAGCTGGGCTATCTGCTGGCGGAGCATGTAGGCGGTCATGATTCTTCTCCTTTCTGTTCAGGCGGTTCTGGAAGCGGCATCCAGTGTGTAACGTGTAATTCTTCTGTTTCTTCGTTGTACATATCATGATACAAATACCATTGACCGCCTGTAAAAATACCGGTTACATACTGAATTTCGCTGTTATAGATGACTCTGCACAAGACCATATCGCTTTCAGTAAAGCTTGCTTCTCCACATACAAGGTCATAATAATTTATCGTGTGAATTTCTTCCGGCAGTCTGTCTTTAACGGAAATCCAGCTTTTTTTCTGCAATTCCTTGATTGCTTCTTCCAATGCTGTGCAAAGCTCTCTGTTGAGTTTATTCATGCATGACTTGTCAATCGTTTCTCCTGTAAGAGGGTCAAACTGCATCAAGTCAAGATTGCATTGCAGATTTGAAATGATTTCCTGAATGTTCATTCTGATACTCCTTTCTTTGATTCCATATTTCAAGCAGATTTTTCTTGTGTTCGCCCTGTGGTGTGATAAAGATTGTCTTGCAGGTCTGGCACTGAATCATGTAAAATTCATAGACGGTCAGAACATCGTCGCCGCAGAACGGACAGGGTTTCAGTTCGATTTCAGTTTTCATGATTTCGGTTCTCCTTTCTGATGTTCGAGTTTTTCGAGTTCGGTTCTTGTGAAAACGGTATCGCCAGTCAGTGCGCCGATGCACTCGACAGCGAGCTGATATTTTTCCACAATATCAGAAGTTTTTGCAATCTGACTGCGGAAAAATTCCGATTTGCCGATATTGCTGTTCCATTCTCTGACGAACTGGGAATAGAAATCATAATCAGACTTATCATTCCGGTACTGCCGGAATATTTTTGCTTTTCGGGATTCTGCATCCGTTCTGGATAAGCCCTCGAACTTGAACGCATAATAGATTTGCCGGAGTTCGCTGAAATACTTGTATTCCACAGGCGGAAAGTCACTGATTTCGATTGTTCCGGAATAGGCTTGCTTTTCGAGCTGGTGAAAAATTTCCGGATTGGAAAAGTCTGTTTTCATAAATGCTCCTTTCTGATATTATCAATCTGAAAATATGAAGGGTTTGCAGGGTTATACAGTACCCTTTTATATATTTTTTAAAAAATATATTTTTTCGTGCGAAGGGATAGTAAACCCTGCATACCCTGCACAATGGCTATTTTACGTTCCGACAGTCAGCGGTTTATAGTCCTCGGCAAGCTCCAGACCAGTATAGAAAAGCCCGTTTGCTTTCTTGACTTTCTGGAATTTCTTCTGCATTTCGATTCCGAATTTTGTGTTTGACATCTTGTATTCTGTATTTTCGCCAGCCCATTTCAGATAGACCGCATACAGCACGGAAGCCTTGACTTCGCCGTTTCCGGTGATACAGCAGGCATCCAGAAACTTGGAAACAACGTCCATTTCTTTGCGGTATTCGCTGACGGCATCGAGAACTTTTTTCGGCATCTGCAAGCCCTCTTTCTGCCAGAGCAGACAGCCTTCCACAATCCATTTCAGGATAGATTCGGATTCTTTGGCAAGCTTGTATTTCAGATTTCTGTCGACTCGATTCGCCGGAATATCGAGCTGAAACGGAATCAGATGAATTCTCCGCCAGATGCCTTTGTCCGTTCCTCTGATTGTGGGCTTATGGTTGGTCGCCATAAACAGCTTGAACTCCGGATGAAACTCGAATTCTTCACAGTATAATTTCCGGACGGTCATAATATCATCGCCGGTCATCTGCTTGATAAGCGGTTCATTCAGGCGGACCCCCTCAGCGGATTCTGAACAGGTCACAAGCCGTGAACCCTGTAAGCGTGCAATGTCCGAACTTGCCGAATTTCCGGACTTGTTCTGCATCATGATAGTATCCGCCTGAATATTGCTTGCATAATCGCCGAAAATATGCCGGAGAATTTCCAGAAAAATAGATTTTCCGTTATTTCCAGAGCCGTACAGGAAAAATGCGCACTGTTCCGCATTCGAGCCTGAAAGCGAATAGCCGACAGCCTTCTGCACATACCGGATTAATTCTTTATCGCTGAGAAAGATTTCATCCAGAAATTTCAGCCAGCGTTCCGGTCTGGGAGCATCAGCAATATAGGGAATCGGAATCTGTTTCGTCAGAAAATAGGCACTGTCATGCGGTTTTAATTCGCCTGTTTTCAGGTCGAGAACGCCGTTCTTCACACCGATGATTGTCCTGTCTCTGTCGAGCTGTTCCGGCAGAACAGGCATGAAATGCATCGCACCTACGACCATATTTTTACGGGCATTCTGACTTCTGGTCTTCTTGATATGCTTTTTGAAAGCCTTCTGCATATCCTCATTTTCGGCATAGACTCCGGCAGTATCTTCCTCTTCCATGCGCTGAATCACGCAGTCTGCTAAAGTCTGACAGTATTCAAAATTATCACGATACCACTTGCCGTTCTCATAGTACAGAAATTTATGCTCTGTATAGAAAAATTTCAGCATATGCCCGAACATATCAAGCAGACGTTCGGAGTTGCCTAAATCATCGAACTTGTACATCTTTCCGACTGGAGTCGATTTTGCAGGCGGTGCGGATTTTTTCCGGATTTTCAGGGATTTATCCTGAATCTGCATCTGCTGTTTCGGCTGATAGAATTCCTGACAGTTTGCAATTGCTTTCTGCATAGTTCGTCCGCCGTAGGTTGAACCTGCGTTTTTCTTGTCCCACTTCTGGCGCATGAGTGCTGAACTTCTGAAAATTTCGTCCATTTTCGTCATATCGCCGGCGCACCAGAAAGCAAGAATACTGCAAAGTGCCATGTCTGCACTGCTGTCATCGTCATTGTAAGCCGAAATATCGCCGGAATCATAGAGCATAGAGAATTTTTCGCCCTGCTTTGATTCTCTGATTTTAGAAATAATTTCTTGTGTGGATAAATCTGTATTTTCGGTAAAACTGAGCTGTTTTTGATTTTCCGTATCAGAACCGCCCAGATATTTTGCATGAAGCGGCTTGATTTCTTCGGTTCTGTCCGGAATGTCCTCTCGGTCAGAAATGGCATTGCCCGTCATGACAAAAAAGCGACCGCTGTCGTACATCTCAATTTTTCCGTTTCTGCGCCGTCCCGCTGGGAGTTTGCCTTTGCAGATGATGTGAATCCCATTGCCGGACTGACTCCATTCTGTGTAGCTGTCCAGAGCTGTCAGAAATTCGCCGATTGTGTTTGTATAATCGCCCTCGGCACAGGAGGCTAAATCTTCCGGCATATCGTCCAAATCGACACCAAAATAACCGGAATCCTGAAACATGAAGCCGATTCCGGCATAGTCTCTGGAAACGATTTCCGCCGTTGCAAAGTCCGTCCATGTTGCCGGATTATTGCTTTGCGCCTGTCCGCCTGTTTTCGGATTGATGGGCTTTTTTGAAATTCCGGAATGCGATTTCGGGTCGAGAACAGCCTTCCAGACGACCCAGTTCGGGAGATTTTTGAGTTCTTGGGGAATTAATTCATACATAAAAAATCACTCCTGATAAATTCAGATAATAAATCCGGACGGACGAAAAACCGTCCGCCGGAATGTAATGCTTAAAACGGAATGTCATCATCAGAAATAATTTCTTCAAAGTCCTGCACACCGCCGGACGGAACAGCAGGCGCAGGCGGTGCATCATAAGCCGGACTGAGAGGCGCACTGCTCGAAGCCTGATAATCGGGGTCGGATTCGTGAACGCCCTTGAGCTGGTCAATTTTTTCGCTTGGCTTGCCGTTATAAGTTTCGTGATGCACGGTCACTTTCAGCTCCTTGCCGATAAGCAGACGGCAGATGTCGTTCATATCCTCGAATTCCTTGCCGGATGTCAGAATTCCGGTCACGTCAAGCAGGTGATACAGGTGCGAATAATTGTAATTGCCGACCTGTCTGTCCATATCGTTGAGCTTTTCAGGAGTCTTCTGGAAGATGTTCAGAAACAGGATTCTGCCCTGACAAGCCTGCTGAATGTCATCACGGATTTTCAGGCGGATGCTTAACTGCGGTCTGCCGGATTTTGTGGGACGTTCCTCTGCCTGTTCGATGAAAACTTCATAATCTCCGCAGGGGATGAGTTCAAAACTGTTCTGTTCGGGTTTTTGGCCAAAATTAAACATAAAAATACCTCCATGAATTAAGATTTTTTGATTAAATTAAGTGCATCCTCGACACTTCTGCAAACTCCGGCGATTGCGCCAGTTTTCTGCATCTGTTCGAGAAAGTGTTTCTGTTCGGGAGAGACTCTGCCGGAACTGGTCTTGATTTCGAGATAAACGGCACGTCCGTCAGACTTTCTGTGACCATTCAAATCAGAGTAGCCCTTTGGGACTCCGGTCGAGAAATACCGTCCGTCAGGTGTAAATCCTCTGCCGACATTCGTCCGGAAAATCACGCAGTAAGGCGAAACCGCCGCCATGATTTCGAGCATGAGCCTGTGTTCTTTCGTCATCATAAAAACCCCCTTTCCTTCGCCTGATACCATGCCCAGCCTTTTTTATAGTGATGTGTTTCTGCATAAGCAAGAAGTTCCTGATAGCTTTTACAAGCCGATGCAGGCTTGATATTGAAATGAAATCCCTCAATCTTCTTGATTTCGGCAGATTCATCAATCTGAATTTCTCTGGATTTGACCGGAAACACATGGTGACAGTACGGACAAACGACAGGAGTCGTTTCCGGAACGAACACGCCGAAACACTTTTCACACTGCACTGTCTGCAAATCCTTTTCGGCTAAGAGCTTTTTGAGTTGCTTTTTCGGATTGCCTTCGAGTGTCCATTCTCTGTCATCATCGGGCATTCCGTGCCGTCCGTAGTTTCCGACATGGTCGAGGATAATCGCTTTTTTATGCGGACGGTAACGCATACAGCGCATCGCCTGCTGAATATACAGAGTCAAGCTTTGTGTGGGTCTGAGCATTATCACACAGCCACAGTCGGGAACGTCAAAGCCCTCGGAAATCAAATCGACATTGCAGAGAATCTGAATTTTGCCTTTTCTGAAATTCTCGATAATTTCAGAACGGTTTGTTTTCGGGGTTTCGCCGTCAATGTGTTCCGCCGGAATGCCGGCTTTCCGGAATTCTTCCGCCATGCTCTGGGAATGCTTCACAGATGCGCAGTAGCAGACGGCTTTCACACCTTTTGCGAACTGCTGATAATATTTAATCACATCGCCGAAAATCTTCGGTTTTGACATTACAGTTTCGATAGATTTGGAATCAAATTCGCCCCTTGAAATCCTGATGCCGGATAAATCAGCAATATCCGGAGCATAATAGTCATACGGAGCTAAACACTGATTTTCGATAAGCCATTTTGCCGAAACACCGACGATTAAATCATCATTGACATCAATCAGCCCTGAGCCGTCCAGCCGGACGGGCGTTGCGGTAACGCCCACCCGATAAGACTTTTTGAAATAATCATAAATTTTACGATAAGAATTTGATTTGCTGTGATGGTTTTCGTCCGTGATGATTAAATCCGGAGTCCGCAGGCTGTTGAGCCGTCTGGATGCGGTCTGAATCATCATAATGTCGCACATGCTCATGTCAACGCCCCACCAGTTGAATGTTCTGAAAATCTGTTCACAGAGTTCTTTTCTGTGAACCAGAAACAGCACCTGTTTCAGATTGAGAGTTGTTCTTTTGGCGATTTCAGCAACGATAACGGACTTACCGCCGCCGCACGGCAGAACGATGCAAGGGGCTTTATGCCCTGTCCGCCATGACTTCTGAGTCCGGCGGATTAAATCAATCTGATAATCACGCAGTTCCGGCATTCTGATTCATCTCCTTCGCCTTGACAGCGCAGTCCCAGCAAAGCTTTCTGCCGTATTTCTTTTCTGTGATTGTAGCAATCTGTTCCGGAGCGTGATTCTTTACTGTCTGAATTTCCTGACCGCAGTCGGCGCAAATCAGGGGTTCAGCGGTCTGAAACAGATGTGCAATCTGCTTGAAATCGAGGGGCATTTTATCCGGCAGTCCAAAGCGGTTCTTAGCGTCCCACCAAGCTGTTTTTGTAGCGTACATGACACGTTTCTGACTGGTTGCACGGTGCTTTTTGCCCTCACTGTCAGTCGCTGTGATATTCGTCTGAAATGCGAGGAACAGCGTCATATCAGACCATTCTTTCAGCATGG